TGCTGAAGCAGAGGTATTAGCTACGACAATAGAGTCTATTTTATAGACCTTACCACTTGATGCTGCATTACTTACTAGAGAAGTTGCAGATGTTGTAGTTAGTGAAGTTGTACTGGTGTTACCATAGATTGTAGTAACTGCCACTATGTTTGGATTTGCCATCGTTATTCCTTAAAAATTAATTAACTGCCTAAAATCATTGCAAAGGCTATAGACTGTCCTTTGGTAACACCAGAAGATGATGGTACAGGTGTGGATACCCATGTTGTACCATCACTTGTTAAAACATTGCCTGATGTTCCAGGCGCGACCTCTTGTAAAGGACTAGCATTATTGCCTAATAATACACTATTAGTAGTATACGATTTATTTAATGATGCAAGATTAAAATTAGTTCCATCGCAATAAACTGTACAAGTTGCACCATTTGGTATAGATACACTAGTTCCTGAAGAAGCTCTAATTAATATAGCAAAACCACCTGTGGTGCTATTTTTAATGATATATGTTTTTTTAGCTAAGGGCGCTATAACGTCTCTAATTGCTGCATTGGTTCCTGAAACAACCAGCACTGCTTGTCTAGCTTCATCCGATAAACCATTGAGATTAGTTAATGTATAATTAGCATCACTCATTGTTATGGCTTGTACGCCAGCAATAGATTGCTCTAACAACGTCCCTAAGTTTGTATTTGTTGTGGCGCCCCAAGTGCCAGCTTGCTCTCCAGAACCTATAAGTTCTAACCTAAGCGAGGGGGAATAAGTAGATGGCATCGTAGGGTTCCCTAATTAAACATTGAAAGTAAAAGACAGAGCAAGGGCTTTGCCAGTAGTTAAACCAGCTACAGCTGCAGTTGTCTGAGTAGTATTATCAGGGAACTTTACTCCACCACTAGTAGATTGAATTATCCCAGCGACTACAGCATTTCCAGATGCGTCCAAATTAACAGATTTAGAAGCAGGATATGTGCAAAACACATCTTTAGATCCTGCTGTGAACACCACTAGAGCATTTGCATTAGAAGATGACAATACTGTAGTCCGAGCAAGAGTAGTTCCAGATAGAGTATACGTACCTATACCAACTTCCCAGTTAGCCCCACCTTGGTCAGCTATGCAGTAGTACGTAGTATTGCCATTACCAATTACTGAAAAGGCTTGAAACCCTGTAGCTGCGCCTAATAACGTAGCTGTTCCAGTACCTACTACAGCAGTAGATTCTTTAACTCTGTCATTAACAACTAATGCCATCAGTATTCCTTTTTATGTTGCAGTTGCTGTATAAGTTACAGACAAGGTATCACCAGCAGATACTAGCTTAGACCCTGCAGTAAAGTCGCCAACTGAGAACAATGTGCCTGTAGTATTGTCAATAGTTACTGAGCCACCAATATTAATAAAGCAACCAGCAACGGTACCTGAACTTAACATTGTAAATATAACCGGAGTGCTGACAGTCTTAGCACCTGCAAGTGCTGCGCTAAATGTTGGTGCCATTCTGTTGCCAGAGTATGTAGGGTTGTTAGCAAGTCCTACTTCAAGCCAACCTGCGTGTGACGCTTGTGTGTCTCCAACAGCAGCAGTGCCTGAACCTTTGAGCCCCATTACAACTGCCCCACCTGCTGTATTACCAAGAACAGTGTCTAAGGTAAAGTTCTTTCCAACAGTAGTAACTAAGTTACCAATAACATCAATCCATTTAAGTGACCCTTGTTTATCATGGCACACAATATGATATGTTCCACTTAGACCAGTACTTTCTTCGTGTGTAGCTCCACGACATACTGATGCAGAACAACTATCAATTACCTTTGTTTTTTCAGTGTACATATTTATATCCTATTTAACTGTATCTAATAACAGCTGTAGTAGCTGTAGCTGTTGGGAAAGTTATTGTAAAAGTTCCCGATGCGGTTTTGTCTGAGCCAAAATCTAGAACAGCTACAGCGGCATTAGTTGTACTATTATATATCAAAGCGCCACGACATAAGAAATTAGATGATAGCCAAGACACATTATTAAATGATACATATGCAGTGCTGCCAGAACTATCGGGAGGAATCGGCGTTAACACTTCCCCTCCTGTTATATAACCAGTACCAACCACTTCATCACTTGTTGTATAAACCAATGTATCTGCATTTAAACTTGCATTAGCTGTATACAATGCAATCTTATATACTTGCGTAGTTCCTGTTGCAAAGTTTTCTAACCCGCTTAATAAGTTTTTTTTAAATATGGTACATTGTGTTTGAACTATCATAAGCTGTTATAAGGTATTTTAGTTTGATTATTTCTGTATGCGTCACCACGTTCTAAACCATCGCCAAGACGTTTTAATTGAGTAACCGCTTCTTGATATTTTTGTTCATAATACCCAACCATATCAGCTTCGCCTTTCATAAAGATCATAGCCTCACGCATAGCCCCATAGAACAACACAGGGTCGTAGTTGTCACCAACCCAGCTAGTACCCGCTGTAACTATAGACTCTGGATAATAGTAGTAATGCAACTCTACCCCGTAATTAGCGTCAGGTGTTGGTACTACTATTAATGAAAGTTCTGTAGGATCTACAAGTTGAGGGCCAAAAATAGCATAGTACTTCGGAAGACCTGTATCTGCCGGGTTTGGATATGCCTCGCGTATAAAACTTACATCCTTATCAATAAGAAAACTGTATGAGCCCAAAGCGTCTATAGCTGCAAGTGAGTACACAGACATAAAATCTGAAGGGCATGATAAATATTTATTATTACTTGTAAGCGTACCTGTTACGTTTTTTCTAAGTACAGGAATCTGTACGCTATTGTATATGCGTTGTTCAGCCTCTTTGACAAATAACGGAATATTAGAGACAAACAACTGCTCTGTGTTTTCCGCGTAATCTTGTATTGCTTGTACTAACGCTGCATAATTCATTGATTAACCCATTGGTCCACGAGCTATTTTACCTTTAGTAGCGGCACCAGTACCTCTAATTTTAATACCAGTTGTCTTAATACCTTTTTCAGGTACACCAGCTCCTTCAACATTTATCACAGGAACTGATTTAATTTGTGGATATTTACTATTATCTGTTTTAGCCATGTCTATCTCTATGTTATAGTTACTGAACTAACTTGCCCTATTGCAACTAATGCGTTGGGTGTTAAAACTGCATCAAATTGCGAAGCCCCACCTACTGGTGCCCAACCCCATTCAAATATCCGTGAACCACCAGAAGGTTGATTATTAATATCCAAACCTGAAACCTGATAACTCGTATCTCTACGAGGATTACGCAATGCTTGTGGATCACTTACTGGATACATACCAAGACTTAATTGCGGTTGATCAGGCTCCCAACATGTTGGACAAACTAAGATATTGGTTATCTTAGTCTTTATTGTTAAAGGCTTCAATCTTTTTAATAAGTACTCCATACCGCAACGGTCACATTGCGATATCGCAATCTTACCTAGGGCGTACTTAGAACTCATACGTATTACTCTTTTTGCGGTTATCCACAGCCGGGAGTATTTGCAAGTTTAAGGGTGTATGCAGCCCACTAACAAAATCTCCTTGCAAAGGTATTATATGATCCACTTCATATTTTACACCAAATGCTTTAGAAAACTCATTAGCTAACCAATAAATATGCGCTATAGTTTCTCGATCTTGGGATGTCTCCCATTTAGGAGTAGCGTTTAATTTACTTGCTCTTCGTCTAGCGTGTTTTATTCTTAATTTATCTGGATTATTAATGACCCAATTACGTTTAGACGCCCTTACAATATCTTTGTTATTTTCAGCATATTTTGCTTTATGTTGCCTATTCAACTCTGGATTAGCCAGTCTCCATTTCAGGTGTGCCTGCGCTCTACGTTCTGGATGCAATAGGGCATACGCTTTATCTCTAGCCTTTACATGCTCAGAGTTATTTAGCTTCCAATCTTTTTTTAACTGTGCAATTCTAGTTTTATTGTCCTTTCGATATTGTGCCATATAGATAGATACGCATTGTTTGCAGCTGTTCCCTCTTTTTGGAAACATAGTTATATCTTTAGTAGCAAAACAATCAATACAACTTTTCATCGGCTAAATGACATTCTAGGCACAACTCTTAACGGGCTTTTGTCTCTATTTTCTTGAGCTGCCAAATCAAACTGCTCATCATATACCGCCTTAAGCGCTGCACCTCTATTTATATCTATATTAGGAAGCTTCATAGCTAAATAATAAGCTAAACCCGCAACTAATGCTGGTAGGAATAGATAAGGTATATCTTGCGTATTTACAGCATTTCCAGCATCTTTCAATCTTCTTAGTCTCCAGTACACAAACGTATATTGACTGTCTGGAGCTTGCGGCGTAGGCCACACATTAATGGTTGGATAGGCTATTCCTGTTGGTGTTGTTGCACCTGTTTGCCTATTTATCCAAACTTGTATAGGTTTACCTTGCGCGTTCTTATTAGGAATTGTCGAATAGGTAGAACCTGAAATTCTTGATATGGTTAAGTCAGATTGATTTTGACCTGAACCTGTGCGTATCACATGGTCAAGCAAATCTACAGTATCAATAGGCAGGTCATACACGGCTTGCCCAGTATGTAAAACAATTTGACCTTGCTCTACTTCCCAAAGGTTTAGACCTTTGTTTTGCCATTCTATTAATAACAAATTTAAGGAGCGTCTAGCTGTTTTTAAATCATAACCACTACGAAGCTCAGAACCACACCTCTCAAAGGCTTCTTCTATAAGTTCGCCAAGATCTAAATTAAATGCAGTCGTTGCCGTAGTAGTCATTTTCTACCCTGTCTATTTTTGGTAAGAGGAGGGCATGATTTAACTACCCTCCTTTTCTTATCTATCTTCTTAGGATTTATATCTCCCATCCCACGTGATGGACGCATCAGCAGTATCTACCTCTTGTTTTACCACGTTGAGCGCATCCATCACCACGAGAAGCAGAAGATGCTTTAGGTTTAGAAGAAGTCTTTGCTACAGGTTTAGAAGAAGTCTTTGCTACAGGTTTAGCTGTCGGTTTAGCCGATCTAACTATACCGCCTTTAGCAAAAGCTTTTGCTGCAACTTTACCACCTTTCTTCATAGTATTGGCTGGCGATAATGCAGGGTCTCTAACAGGCATTAATTTGTTTCGTATATCATTGACATATGCCGCATCAATACCTCGAGGCATTGCAAACACAGGACGAGTTTGTATTTGAGCACCTGAACCAGCTGGGCCTCCACCCATAATGCCGCCACCTCCACCAACTGAGCCTCCGCCCATAATGCCGCCACCTCCACCAACTGAGCCTCCGCCCATAATGCCGCCACCTCCACCAACTGAGCCTCCGCCCATAGCATAAGGATTGCTAGAAGAAGGTGTAACTGCATCTTTTTGAGCTTGAGCCGTTATGTTCTCTTGTCTAGCAGCTTCAGTTGCTTTGTCTGCTATTTTTTTATCAGCTGCAGCTTGGTCGGCAGCAGCTTTATCAGCAGCATCTTTTTCACCTTTTTGTATAGCCGCCCACTTACCCGCAGGGCTTTTGTCATAAGCTATTTTATCTTTAGCCGCTTTATCACGTTTTTTAAGCTCTTCTTTAGCTATTCTATTGGCGGCTTCTTTAGGATGAGCTAAGTCCCAAGCTTCTTGATTTGCAGCTTGTTTAGCTTTAGCCGCAGCCTGTTTATCAGCCGCCGCTTTTTTAGCAGCTGCTTGCTTATCTGCAGCAGCTTGTTTAGCAGCAGTTTGTTTAGCGGCAGCAGTTTGTTTAGCAGCAGTTTGTTTAGCCTGATTAGCCGCAGCTTTCTCAGCAGCCGCTTGTTTGGCCGCAGTTTGCTTATCTGCTTGTTTAGCTTTATTAGCAGCTT